TTAAGCAAATATGAACCAAGAATCCAAGAGCTTGTTAGATCTGGTGCAATCCCTTATGCAGATGCAGCATGGATGAATGAGTATTCAAAGACAAAAGGCGATTCACGTGTTGAGACAGGTAAAGGCGCATTTAAAGACCAGTCAGAAAAAATGCAAAACTTTGTCAATAGAATGAGAGCCGGAGAAATACCTACTCCTCCACAGTTTAAAGCTACAGTAGGTGGCGGAGGCAGCGGCGGCGGTAGTGGTGGCGCTGATCTTAAACATTTAATGAACCCAAGAAATATTACCTACCGTGATGGCGGCAGTGTCAGTCTTGACACAATGCGCTACGAACTAACAAGGAAACAATAATGCCTGAAATGCCAATTGAGCAAGACTACAACCGTTTTGTAGCTCCTATGACTGATGAAGAGAGCAACTTGGAAGGTGAAGAATCAGTCTATGACCTATTTGATGAGCAGTCTGACGTAGAAGAGTTAGAAGACGGTTCAGCTATTGTCCGTCTTGATGATCTTAAAGGCCCAGAAGAGAACCCTGACTTCTATGAGAACCTGGCAGAGACCATTCCATCATACGAACTAGATAAGATTGCTCTTAAGTTTCTAGATCTAATCGATAAAGACAAGCAAGCTCGTGAAGAGCGTGACAAACAGTATGAAGAAGGACTGCGTCGTACAGGGCTAGGCCATGATGCTCCCGGTGGTGCTCAGTTTCAAGGAGCTTCCAAGGTAGTCCATCCAATCATGGCAGAAGCATGCGTGGACTTTGCTGCTAAGGCAGTTAAGGAATTGTTCCCACCTGACGGCCCTGTTAAAACCAAGATCATCGGTGAAACTACAGAGGCCAAAGTTGAAAAAGCCGAGCGTAAGCGCGATTACATGAACTGGCAGTTGACAGAGCAAATTGAAGAATACCGTGATGAGCAAGAGCAGATGCTGACTCAGTTGCCACTTGGTGGTTCTCAGTTTATGAAGCTCTGGTATGACGACCAAAAGAAACGGCCTTGTGCTGAATTTGTGCCGATTGACAACATCTATTTGCCATTTTCTGCTGGCAATTTCTATACGGCCGCTCGTGTTACTGAAGTTCAGGATATTACAGAAGAAGAGTTTGAGCTTCGTGTATCTTCAAATCTTTACACAGACATTAATGTATTTAGAACTACTGAACTGCCTGAAGAGTCTAAGCCTGAAAAGGCGAACAATAAGATCGAAGGCCGGTCATCAAAATCGGACAACATAGACGGCATACGTCGAGTGTACCACATCACCACATGGCTCGAGTTAGAAGACGACAAGTTTGCAAATGAAGAAAGAGCACCGTACATTCTTATGATTGATGAGAATGAAAGATGTGTAGTAGGTCTTTATAGGAACTGGGAAGATGGAGATGACACATATACTAAGTTGGATTGGATCATCGAGTTTAAATTCATACCATGGCGTGGGGCTTATGCTATCGGTTTGCCTCATCTCATCGGCGGTCTTTCTGCTGCTCTTACTGGCGCATTGCGTGCTTTATTGGATTCTGCGCACATTAACACAGCACCTACCATGCTCAAGCTCAAAGGAGCAAAGATCAGTGGACAAAGCCAAACAATCGAGCCAACACAAGTAGCAGAGATCGAAGGCGCACCGGGAGTAGATGATGTTCGTAAAATCGCCATGCCAGTACCGTTTAATCAACCAAGCCCAGTGCTATTCTCATTACTCGGATGGCTTAGCGAAGCAGCGAAAGGCGTGGTTACAACATCAGAAGAGAAGATCGCAGACGCAGGCAACAACATGCCTGTTGGTACAGCCCAAGCACTTATTGAGCAAGGCGCATCGGTATACTCCTCAATCCATGCAAGATTGCATGATTCGCAAAAACGCGTCTTTAAGATTTTGGCGCGACTCAACCGTTGGTATTTGGATGAGCAACGTAAAGTTGATTTGCCTGAAGGCTTGGAAGTTGCTGCTGAAGACTTTACTATTAACACCGATATTGTTCCTGTGTCTGATCCTCATATCTTTGCAGAAAGCCAACGCTATGCTCAGATCCAGACGCTTGCCGCAAGATCAGCCGCAAACCCAGACTTATACAATCGTCTTGCAGTTGAAAAACGTATCCTTAAACAGATCAAACTACCTGATGTAAATGAGGTGTTGCCTGACCCACAAGATGTGAAGGATATGAATGCTGCATTGGAAAACGTAGCAATGACACTAGGCAAACCTGCCGGTGCATTCCCAATGCAAGACCACTTGGCTCACTTACAAGTACACTTGGATTACTTAAAAGATCCAATGTACGGAGCCAATCCGATTATTGCACCAACATTCCTACCACAGTGCTTAGAGCATATCAAGCAGCACTTAACGCTATGGTACCTGAACCAAATGGACGGCTACACTTCAGCTGCATTGGATAGACCATTCAATGTACTTAAAGTAGAACCTTTAATGAGAGAAGCTCAGCAATTGTTAGCAGCTGCTGGACAACACGTACATCAAGATGTACAGCAACAGTTGGCAGGCATTCAGCCTCTCATTCAGGCAGCTCTACAAACATTGCAACAAATGAAGCAGCAACCGCCACAAGACCCAAGTGTTCAAGCTATTGTACAAACACAGATGGCAGAAACTCAGCGTAAAGCACAAGCTGATCAGACAAAAGCACAGATCGACAATAAGAAGATAGATGCTGACATGAAGAAAGCAAATGATCGTTTAGTTGCTGATGAGCAAATGAAAGCAGCTGAGTTAACGCATAACATTAACACTTTAACGCTAGAAAGAAAATTCGAGCTTGAAAAAGCTCAACAAGACCAGTTGGCAGCAATGCAACAGGCCGAGCAGCAAAAGCAATCTGAGCTCCAAACAGCAGCAATGGCGCAACAGACTGCTCAACAACAAGTCCAACCTTAGGAGAGAATGATGACTGAAGCAATTAACGCCCATAAAAAGATGGCTATGGGTATTACAGAGGGCAATGTAATGAAGAAGGGCGGAGCCGTTAAGAAGTATGCAAGCGGTGGCGCAGTTTCTGAATCCAGAGCAGCAAACCTTCCAGCAAGAGGCGACAAACGCAATGCAGGCGTCGACTTTAATGCAGGTAAGGCAAAAGTAGCAACCATGAAAAAAGGTGGAATGACTAAAAAGCCTGAAATCATGATCGCGTTGGCAATCCCTAAAAAGAGCGCCGGCAGAGGTCGTTAATGCAGTTTATTAATGTCTTCATTGGGAAGATTGACGAGAAAAAGCAAGAAATTGCTGAATCAATGGTAAACGGTAATTGTGTAAACTTTGAAAGTTACCAAAGACTCGTTGGTCAAAGCATAGGCCTGCAAGAGGCCTTGAATGTCTTAAATGATCTATTAGAAGAGGACAAAAAAGATGTCGAATGACATGGAACAGACGCTTGAAGAAGCGTTTCCGTTGGTAGACCCTCTCATGGCGCCTTACGGTGCGAGAGTCCTTGTTCAGTTAAGGGCTGTAAAAGAGAAGGTTACTAGCGCTGGAATTTATATTCCAGAAGAAGTAAAAGAAACAGAGAAGTGGAACACGATGATCGGTAAAGTAATTGCCATCGGGCCTTTGGCATTTAAAACAAGAGAAACTATGAGTCCGTGGCCAGAAGGCTCATGGGCACAAGTAGGTGATTTTGTTCGTGTGCCTAAGTGGGGTGGTGACCGTTGGGAAGTTGACTTTGAAGATGACAAAGGCGCTAAAGGACATGCATTATTTACATTCTTTAATGACCATGAGCTTATCGGAAAAGTAACCGGCGATCCTCGTGATATTAAAGCATTCATTTAAAGTTTTGAAAGGACAAACTGTATGAATCCGACTGATAAGATGGAAATGCAAGTGGAAGAGTCTCAAGACGGCGGCGCAATTGTTGCCCTACCTGAAGGTGAAGAAAGTCCACAAGCACAAGTAGCTGCAGTAGATAGCAACCAAGACGATTTTGATGATGACAATGATGATGCAATAGATCATCAAGAAGCTCAAAGTGGCGATTCTGATCAAGGTAACATGACGATCGAAGAGCTTCGTAATACAAGACGTGAAGAGCGACGTCTACGTCGCAAGATACACAAACAAAAGAACAACCATTTAGTTGATGCTTTAAAGAAGCAGAATGCTGATCTATCTAATCGACTGGCAGCAGTTGAGAAGAAGACATCTGGCGCTGAACTAGCTCGTGTGGACAAGGCAATTGAAGATGCCGGCGTTCAGGTTGAGTATGCCAAGATGAAGATGAAAGAAGCAGTCTCCATCAGCGACGGTGAAGGATTAGCTAGAGCTCAAGAGATGTGGTACGAATCAAAGAGAAAGATGGAATCTCTTGAGACGTTAAAGCAAAATGCGGCAAAGCACATGTCTCAGCCTAATCAGAACATTCAAATACCTGATCCAGTGGTTCAGAGGTTGGCTGCTGATTGGATGGATGATAACCCATGGTACGACCCAAATGGTCGAAATGAAGAGTCTCAGATTGCTCAGATGATTGACAAGCGGTTAACAGAAGAAGGGTTTGACCCAACATCTGAAGACTATTGGGACGAGCTTGATTCTAGAATGAGAAGATACATGCCAAAACAGCAAAATAACCAAAAAGCTGCAAGGCCTAGATCTGTCATGACTAGTTCAGGCAGAGACTCGACTGCAACAACCAAGTCTAATGAGTTCCGACTCAGCCCTGACCGCGTTAATGCAATCAAAGAAGCTGGGCTGTGGAATGACCCTACAGCTCGTCAAAACGCCATTCGGAAGTATGCCGAGTGGGATCGTGCCAATAAGAACAGAGGTTAATCATGGAACAACGTATCAAGAAGAACTTAAATGCAGGACGTGAAAGTCGTGCAGCTGGTGATCAGTCAAGGGCTGCGCCTGAAGACAGATTTATTTCTAGTGAAGAGAAGCGCAGAATGTTCAGAAATGAGTGGATTCAAGAAGCTTTACCTACTCCTCCTGAGTTGCCTGGGTTCCATCTTTGCTGGCTTTCAACCAACAACCAGTATGACCCAATTCATAAGCGTTTACGTATGGGCTATACCGCTGTTCGTGCTGATGAGATGCCAGGATTCGAGAACTATCGAGTCAAGGCTGGTGAACAAGAAGGCTTTATTGCATGTAATGAAATGATGCTGTATAAGCTTCCTGAAGAAGTGTATCAGGAAATCATGGCAGAAATGCATCACTATGCACCAATGGACGAGCAGGAAAAGATCAAAGTTCAGCAAGATCAACTTTTAAGTGCCAAAGACAGTAATGGTAAGCGACTTGGTTCTATAGAAGGCGACGGTATGGAATTTGACTTAAGCCGTAAAGCTCCAACATTTGATTAAAAATAGTTGTGAACACCGTGTTCTTTTCTCTGAGCACGGTGTTAAAATAATCTCATATTTAAGCGGAGTAGTTATTCGCTTAGCCAAGTCCAACGACTTAAAATTGCGGTAATAGCAATTTTGCCATTCAGCTTTGTAGAAAGCAGAAAACTTAATTTTTATTGACCCATTTTAAGGAGCAACTTATGTCTGCAACATCTGCACCATTTGGTTTGCGCCCAGTCTACCATCCAACTGGTTTGGATCGTGCTATTGCGCTAGCTAATGGTATTACCTCAGGTTATGCACAAAACCTGTTAAAAGGTCAACCTGTTGAATTGTCTGGTGGTGTTATCGTCCGTTCTGACGGTACTGACACTATCCAAGGCGCATTCGACGGTGTTGAATTCACTGACACAACCGGTCGTCGTCGTGTAAGTAACTATTGGCCAGCTAGCACTGCTGCTACCAATATCATTGCTTATTTCTACCAAGATCAGCAAATTGTGTATGAGATTCAATCTGACGGCACATTGGCACAAACCGCTATCGGTAGCCAATTTGACATCACGAATCCTTATGCCGGCTCAACCGTTACTGGTTTGTCTGCATGCACAATGTCAAGCTCCGGTACAACAAGTGGTAACAATCTCCTCCGCGTGATTGATATTGCTCCGTATCCGGACAACAACTGGGGCGATGCTTATGTCATCGTACGTGTTCAAATCTCGCAACAGCAGTTTACTGCTAACGTTGCTGCCATCGCATAAGGAGACTAGAACATGGCTGCTCCGATGAGAAGTACGGATTTCCGTTCAATTGTAGAACCAATCCTTAATGAAGCTTTTGATGGTGTATATGACCAACGTGCAGACGAATGGTCCACTGTATTCCGTGAACAATCTGGTATTCCACGCAACTACCACGAAGAGCCTGTATTGTACGGTTTCGGCGCTGCTCCTCAGTTACCTGACGGATCACCTGTAACCTATCAACAGGGTGGTGTGCTGTTCCTACAACGCTACGTTTACCAAGTATTCGGCTTGGCATTTGCTTTAACCAAAGTATTGGTTGAAGACGGTGACCACATCCGTATTGGTCAAGTGTACGCGAAGCACTTAGCTCAATCTTTGGTTGAAACTAAAGAATTGCTATGCGCTAACGTATTGAACCGTGCATTTAACTCTTCATATGCAGGTGGCGACGGCGTTCAATTGAACTCCAATGCACACCCAATCGTGTCAGGCACTGCAAGCAATTTGTTGGCAACAGCCGCTAACTTGTCACAAACATCTCTCGAACAGATGTTGATTCAAGTTCGTCAAGCTGCGGACAACAACGGTAAGAAAATCCGTTTGCAACCACTAAAACTGGTTGTTGCACCGGGTAACGTCTTCCAAGCTGAAGTGTTACTGAAGTCAGTGTTACGTACTGGCACCGCTAACAACGACATCAACCCGATCAAATCGATTGGTTTGTTGCCTGAAGGCGCAACAGTAATTAGTCGTTTGACCAACCCAAATAACTGGTGGGTTCAAACAGATGCCCCAGAAGGCATGAAACTCTTGATGCGTCGTGCATTGGAAAAGACCATGGAAGGCGATTTCGAAACCGACTCCATGCGTTATAAAGCCACTGAGCGTTACATCCCTGGTTTCACCGACTGGCGTTCCATGTACGGAACTCCTGGCGTTTAATGTAGTAAAGGGAACCGGGTCAAAAGCTCGGTTTCCTCTTTTATTCACTATAGTCTAAGCTTTTCAAGGAGAAAGACTCATGCCTCAATATTCAGATGACCTATTCTTAGGCCCAGCAGTAACTTACATGGGTACAGGTGTTCGCCCATACACAACAACTTTTACTGGCTCAATTGCCACAACAACACTCACTGTTACAGCTTTATTGTCAGGTTCACCTATTGTTTTAGGCATGTACATTGACGGCACAAGCGTAACTAACGGTTCATATATTACAGCTTTTGGTACAGGCACAGGTGGTGTTGGCACTTACACAGTAAGCGCTTCTTCTACTGCTTCTAGCACTACCATTACTGGTAGCACAAACATTGTATTTGATGATCCAGCGCCTATGTCCTTAGGCGTAGGCCCACTAGGTCGTGTTTATGTTTGGGATCTTGTCCCACAAGCATTCGTAACAAATAACATTGTTGCTGCTGCAATTACTACTGCTGCAAATTTAACATTAGCTGCAGGCACTTCTGTTAAATCAGTGACATTGCCTAATGGCACAACTGGTTTACAACTTGATTGCCCTCGTGCAGTTAGCGTAACTACTGGCGCAGGTTCACCAACTTCTGTAAACATCACTGTCACAGGCTTTGACTACTACGGTCAAGCGATGAGCGAAGTAATCGCTACAGGCGCAGTGGCTTCGACTACAACTAACGGTCTAAAAGCTTTCTACGTTATTACAAACGTAGCTGCTTCAGGCGGAAGCGTAGTAACTGTGGCAGTTGGTACAGCCGATGTATTCGGTTGCCCAGTACGATTCATTGATAAGTCATACGTAATCCGTTACGGTTGGAACAATGCTACTGCTGATGATACATCTGGTACTTTAACTGTGGCAGCAACCGCTACCGCAACTACCAGCACTGGTGACGTACGTGGAACTTTTGCCCCAAGCACAGCTGCTGATGGCATTAAACGTGCGGTTGTTACATTAGCCCTTCCTGCAATCGCTGTTGGACCAAATGCTACTCGCGTTGGTGCACTCGGTGTAACCCAAGCCTAATAGGAGAGCAAAATGGGACAATTTAAACCAATGCCAAAAATGAAAACAACCGAGCCATCTGTTGAGCTAAAACTCAAAAAAGGTGGCATGGCTTGTAAAGCTGAAGGCGGCAAGATGGACAAAGCTCAAGACAAAGCTATGATTAAGAAAGCCATGAAACAGCATGACGCTCAAGAGCACAAAGGCGGTAAAGGCACTACATTAAAGCTTCGTATGGGTGGAGGTATGCGTGGCAGTATGGCGCCTAAAGCAGGACCTAATGTCATGGGTGGATTAGCCGGTGGTATATCAGCTACTCGTCCTGATAAGAAGCGCACTACAGGCGGCATGGAATTGTCTAAGTACAAAGGTGGTGGTCTTGCTGCAAAAGGCGAAGCAACTGCTCGTAAATATCAGACAACAATGAACGATGCATCAAAATCAAAGTCTGTTAAAAGCGGAACTGGTGGTATTGAAGGTTCTAAATTTAAAAGAGGCGGTACTGTTGAAGCCAAAGGAATGGCCTCAGCTCTCAAGTACCAAAACAAAATCAATGATGCATCATCGTCTAAAAAAGTTAAGGGCGGTACTGGCGGAATTGAAGGAAGTAAGTTCAAAGACGGTGGACACGCAGCAATGACCTGTAAAGCTGAGGGTGGTTATACTCAGATGAAGAAAATGCAGAAGTGCTAAAAACTGGATAGGTAGGGAAACCTACCTTCCTTTTTAACTCGGAGAAATACAATGGCTGATGCAGTCGGAAGTCAAACAATTTTTGATGGTGAGCATACTGCCATCATGAAATTTACCAACACCAGTGACGGTACTGGTGAAACCAACGTCGTTAAAGTAAACCCTGCTTCGCTTACTCCATCAGCATCTGGTTGTGCATGTAGTCGTGTATCTATTACCAAAATTACAGCATTAACACATGGCATGGAAGTGCAACTGAAGTGGAAAGCTACAACTCCTGTAGTGATTGAAACTGTTCCACAGAACGATGCCTATACACAAGACTACACTAACTTTGGTGGGTTAATAAATAATGCAGGTACTGGTGTAGATGGTGCAATTACCTTCACCACTCTAGATGCTTCAGCAGGTGATACTTATACTATTGTCCTTGAGATGATTAAGTATTATGTAAACCCTTACCAGACTCAAACTAATCCTTAATATGCCATTAATCAAAAGCAAATCTAAAGAAGCATTTGGCAAGAATGTTGCTACTGAAATAAAAGCAGGCAAGCCTAAAAATCAAGCTGTTGCCATTGCATATGCAACTAAGAATGCTGCGCCTAAGAAAGCAGGCGGTAAAGTTGGCTTATGGGATAACATTCATGCCAAACAAGAACGCATTAAGCACGGTTCAGGTGAACGTATGCGTAAGCCAGGTAGCAAAGGCGCACCTACAGCACTAGACTTTAAGACTGCTGCAGGTAAAAAAGAAGGTGGCGATGTTCGTCTTTCTATAAAAAGAGGCGAGAAGTTACCTACAAGTCAAGGCGCAGGGTTGACTGCTAAAGGTCGTGAAAAAGTTAATAATGCAACAGGCAGTAAGTTAAAAGCACCTGCACCAAACCCTAAGACTGAATCAGATAAAGGTAGAAAAGATTCATTCTGTGCTCGAATGAGCGGCGTGGTTAAGAAATCAAAAGGCGATGCGCCAAGAGCAAAGGCATCTTTGAAACGTTGGAATTGCCCAGGGTGGTAAGAAATGAGCACTAGCGGTACTGTTAGTCAAACTGTAGTAACGGTTCAGAATCTAATTGATTCAGGTGCAAGACGTGCTGGCAAACTAGCTGAGGAGTTGACAAATGAACAAGTTGCAGCTGCTAAACAATCATTGTATTATCTGCTATCTAGTCTTGCTAACTGGGGCGTTAACTATTGGTGTATTAATAAAGTTATTGTTGGATTAAAGCCAGATCAGACCTATTATTATCTGCCTGAAGGCACAGTTGACGTTCTAAACGCCAATTACCGTACATTAACCAACGTAACTACAGGTCAATACAGTTCATCTGGCAATACGGCAGCGGCATTTAATGGTGTAGGCGATCAAATTTGCCAACTAACCACAAATACTGGCTATATTGGCATTAATAATGGGTCAGGAAACCCAGTGTCTATTAACACGATAGGCATTTTACCTGCTGTAACTGGCTCTGTAACAATACAATTACAATATTCAACTGATAACACAACTTGGGTGTCTTTAGAAAGCCCAGGAGCCGTTACTTGGACCTCAGGAACATGGATCTATTATGATCTGCCTACAACAGCCACTCAGCCGTATTGGAGAATTAAGCAGAGTGCTGGTATTAACATGGGTTTTTACCAAGTTGTGTTCGGAACCAACCCGACGTCAATAAACATGGCCAGAATGAACAGAGATGACTATTCTAGCTTGCCAAACAGAAGCTTTGAGGCATTACGACCATTGCAGTACTGGTTTAACCGTACAATTCCACAACCGAACATGGAATTATGGCCAGTACCTAATTCGATTGGTCCGCAACTTGAACTTTGGTTAAATCGATACATTCAAGATGTAGGCGACTTAAGCGGCGAGATAGAAATACCTCAGTATATGTATTTAGCCATTCAGTGGGGCTTATCACATCAAATGGCATCTGAATTACCTCAAGTTGACCCAGCTAGAATTGCTTATTGCGAACAGCAATATGAAAAGCACTTACTTATGGCTCAGAATGAGAACAGAGACAAATCTCCGGTCTATTATGCTCCAAATATTAGCTATTACACAAAATAATCATGCCAGTTTGGTTAGACACTTCCGGAAACACAGTTATATCTGTTGCTATATGCGATAGATGCAAACGTAAGGTTGCTTATTCGGATATTCGACCAGATGGCAATATTCCTGGTATTCGTGTATGTGGTGATGGTTGTTCTGATCAATTTGACCCATATAGACTACCTGCAAGACAGTCTGAAAAAGTTTCAATTAGATTTCCTAGACCTGATGCTAACATAGATCAGTATAATGATGCTATAACCACAGACCCTAATGTTGCAAATGAGCCTACACCATTCGATCTTACTGGAACACCTGGCGAATTCGGTATTGCTCCTGAGACGGCAGAAGATGATCTCGATGGCAACTTGGATAACTTGAGTCCCTAATATGGCAAATATAAGAATTTCGCAACTACCTGCTGCGCCAACTGCAATTACTGGCTCAGAGCTAATTCCAGTTGTTCAAAATGGTCAAACTGTACAGACTACTGTACAAGCAATTACTCAAAGCCCTACACAGACGCAAACGTTCTTAACTGTAGGCGCGCAAGCATCGCTACCAAATTCTCGCTTTATTGGCGGTGGATTAGGCATCGGATCATCAGACGGTGGTGCTCAAGGTGTGTATAGTTTGTTTTTAAATGGTACATCAGCAAGTTTAGAGAATTCAGCAACCGGAATTATTGTTAAGTCAGGCGTTAACACAATTACACCTCGTCTAATTGCAGCAGGCACTGCAGGATTAAGCATTGCAAATGGCGACGGAATTAGTGGCAATCCAACAATCTCTTTAACAGGACTAGCTTTATCAGCAGCCACATTATCAGGCAATGGCATGGTTAGCGTGGTTGGAGGTTCTTACTTTCAAAATGTGACATTGACTGGAACAGCGGATCAAATCTCAATTGCTAATCCGAACGGTGGTAGTAACCCAATATTTAGTATTGCTAACAACCCTGTGTTGCCTGGTGCTTCAGCAACTGTACTACCAAGAGGTAGTACTTCTGACAGAGTAGCTGTTCCGACAACAGGCATGCTTCGTTATAACACCCAAACAGAAGTGTTTGAAGGTTATACAAATACAGGCTGGAATTCATTTTCTGTAACAGGCGGGGTAACAAGTTTTAGTGCTGGAACAACAGGCTTTACGCCATCGACATCGACTACAGGCGCAGTAACGCTTGCAGGGATTTTAAATGTTGCAAACGGCGGTACAGGCGTTGGAACTCTGACAGGCTATGTTAAAGGTAGCGGAGTTTCCGCTTTCACAGCAAGCGCAACTATTCCTACTACTGATTTAAGCGGAACGATTACTAATGCTCAATTAGCAAACAG